TTAGTTGGTAACAGACTGCAACTGCAAGCCATCATCAAGACTGTCGATGTTACGACTATCTTCTTCAATGCTATCAAATACATCTTTGGTTCCTTTATTTACTCTTGGTTCTATTAATCCGGGTTTAGCTGCTGCTAATTTTGTTAAATTGTGACGCTTGAATATGTCAAGGTACCTTGACATTTCTTGTTGAATTTCTTGGTTGCGACTTTGTAGCTCTAATAAACTACCTGTTTGCAAGGTAAAATCATTTTGTAGTGTTTCTATAGCTTCTTTTTGTGTAGCTACAGCGCCTTCTAGTGCAATGTTATTAGCTGAAAGAGTTTGATTTTGGTTAAATAGATAATAGGTTATGCACGTTAAAACAAAAATAATACCTATAAAAACTTTGCTCATACAAACTTAGATAAAACCACAGAAAGTAAAATAAACGGATAAACTGCCCATATCATATTTTCTAGCTTATCAAAACGCTTTGAGCCGTCTTCTAGTCTTTTTTCTATGTTTGCGTATCTAATCGTACACTCTCTTTCGTGTGCTTCTATTTTAGTAATTGCTTCTTTTGTTGTTGCCATAAATTTATTTCCTTGAACGATTTTTTTTCCTGCTTTGCATTTGTAAATTAGACGTTTTATTGTTTTTTGGATTGTTGTCTTTATGTGCAACATCTTTTTTGTCACCCGTGTGTGTTTTACCAAGCTTTTTCATAATTGCTCTTGCTGCATTTCTCATGGCTCTATTTTTTACTTGAGCGGGCTTGCTATGATAATTTGCGTATTCTTTTTTATAATCTCTAGCCATATTACTTTATAGTGTATATTTTCAGTGGTTTTGCTTTACCTTTAACCTTGATAGATTCTAACACTTTTAATCTATAACCACAAAACTTTTCTGTTTCTTCGCCAATAAGTATGTCCACACCTCTTTCTTTAGTTGCAGACTCTAATCTTGCTGCAATATTAACAGCATCGCCAATAGCAGAATAGTCAAACCTAGTATTGCTACCCATATTACCTACAATAGCGTCACCAGTATTAATGCCAATTCCTATTGCTATAGCAGGCAAGCCTTCTGCTTTTAATTCTACATTAACAGCTTCGGTATTTTTTATTATATCTAATGCACATTCAAAAGCTATTCTTTCATGATGCAAAACATCAAGGGGTGCTGAAAATATATACATCCCGGCATCACCAATAAATTTGTCTACTAAGCCACCGTGTTTTTGTACTGCATCTACTTGTGCTGTTAAAACTTTGTTCATAATATATGTAACTTGTTCGGGTTCTACCGATTCACTTAGTGCGGTAAATCCTCTTAAATCTGTAAAGACAAAAGTGCATCTTCTTTTTTCACCACCTAATTTTAGTAGCTCGGGATTTTTTTGTAATTGTTTAACCTGTCTTGGGTCAAGGTAATGTTCGAACTGTTTTTTTATCTGTAGACGCAATTTAAACTGTTCTCTAAAGCGTAAATAGAAAGCAATGGCTCCTGTAATAAATTGTGCAACCAAAGTCCATGTAATATCTAGTAAAATTCCTGCCTGTATGAGCCAGTAACCACCTAAAGCCGTACACAGCATTGTTAAAATAGCTAATGCAATGCCTAGGGTCATGCCAAGATAATTGATTAGAAGCCATGTCAAAGAGACAATTATTCCAAAAATAAAGATTTCGGCTGCTAAAGACCAATCAGGTATTATTGGTGAGTTTTCTAACAAAATTGACTCAGCTAATGCAGCTTGTATTTTATGTGGTTCTAATAATCCAACCGGGGTTGCGATTTGTGGCATGATTCCATTTGCTGTCACTCCAATAATTACAAACTTACCTGCAACATCCATTTCTTTTAATGTGGTTTGTGGTGTGTCTACCCAACTAATCCATTTACGACCAAGGCTATCTGTTTTAATTGGTGGTAAATGTCTGACTGCAATTTCCTGTATACCATTATCATTTGTAGTGATAATGTAAGACCTTGTTTCTGTTAATGCTTTTAATATTTCTGTGCCAAAACTGGGCGACCATCCATTAGGTGTTTTCATTAATAAAGGTATTCTTCTGACTAGGTTATCTATATCTACTGGTGCCGTTGCTATGCCTTGATAGCTTTGTTCTTTTAGCACATCTATATTTTCTACAATGCCTTGAGTTGGTATGCCGCCAACCTCATTACCTTTTATGACGGTGCCAACTGTTTTTGGGTATTGACCATTTGGTGTTTCAAACATAGCAAGTACACTGGGTGTAAAAGACAATGCTTGTGCAAATACATCATCACCACCAAATCTATCTGCCTCTGAAAAGCTAATTGACCAACCCACTCCAATGGCTCCCTCGTTAATTAAATCAACTTGTATCTGTGCTAAGTCTCTTCTAGGAAACGGAAAACCTCCTCTTTCTCTGACATCAGATTCTGATATGTTAAGAATTACAAAGTTGCCACTTGGCTGTTGTTCTTTAACCAGTGCATCAAATGTTTTTAGTTTGAGTATTTCTGTTGGGGTAGACTGAAACACTAGCGGTAAGGCTAGTGTTATCAATATTGGTACAATTAGTTTTTTCATCAATAACTTGAATCTTCAAAAATTTTATCAATGGTAGCATGATGTTTGTCAAACTGCTCCTTTGTCGTCCTGTCCTCCACCTTTTGTGCTTTTGCAATGACTGATTGCATCTCATCAAAGTTGTTCCAATCAGGTTCAAGGTTATCGCACCTTTGTTGGTCTAGCATAATTGCTAGTGGTGTCATTGTTTCACCGTTTTTAAGACCCAGTACAATTGCAGGCTTGCCGTCATCCCAAACACAGACCAAGCAAAGGTCCTTTGGATTCTGTTGGATTAAAGTCATCTTCTCATAAACTTTTTGTAATGTAGGTTTACTCATTATGCAACCTCCTTGGTAACTTCAAACTTTCTGTTGTGGTCTATAAATCTAACGCCAACCTTAAAACTATCAAACAAAAGTGCATCATCAGAAACTATACTAATCAGCATTTTTATTTGCTGTCCACTCAGCTCATCCCAGTAGTATTTGTTTACACTTGGCTTTCTTGAAGTATAGTCACCATTAGCATAGTTGGTGTATACTTTTTGAAAAGCAACCATTGATGCATAAGCCAAAGAATGTTCATTATTTCTTACATGCTTATCTGCCATGCTTAATTGTTGTAAGGCTTCTACCCAAATATATTTAGGTATCTGTCTTTCTATTTTATAAGCTGTAACTAAACTCATTTTATTGGATATTAGTTCTAGTATTGTATTGTTAGTTGGTTTACTCATATTAATTAACTCCTTTTTATTTAATATACTTACCATTATATATAGGTTACAACAGAAGTCAACACTTATCTACACTTTATTAATTATCCTGTGTTATCTTAATGGTACTTCCTTGACCGCCATTGATGGTGACAACTTTAGAAACACCATTTTGTATAAAGATGACTGTATAACTAGAACCACCATCTACATCTACTCTTGCTGTGTTTTGTACGCTTCTTATTAAAGTTAGTTTGTCACCAGTGTAGAAAGTTGTAATCTGCGTATCTAAATCTTGTCCTAACTGAGTGCCTTTTATATTATTAGATATGCCATCTTGTGCTAATGCATCTTCTTCTTTAACTACTTGTAATGCATCAATAACATCTAATAAATCTTCAAGAAAGTTCACATCAAGATAATTGATATCTAGTTCTGTAAATTCTAATTCATCTTCTGCTAAAAAATCTTCTTCTAGGTAGTCAATATCTAAATCGTCAAAATCAAGTATATTTTTTTTCTTTACAACTACTTCTTCTGTTTCAATAATCTCTTCATCAGGTGGTGTTATGATTAACATATTATCAATAATATCTAATGTTAAATCTAAAATAACTGGTTTGCTTGGTGCGTTTTCAAATACAGAAACAGTTGTAGCTTGAAAGGGTTTGTTTAAAAGTACGCTACCAGTAGCTGTAATTACTTCTATTTCACCACTTGATAAACCATAAGCATCAGGTAGTAATACAATCAGACTACGACCTAGCTCGTCTACTGTAGCTGTAAAATCTGTGCCTCTAATGGCTATATTTGCAGTAGGTGTTTTAAGTTGTATGTTTTGTTTATCTATTCTATTAAGATTGCCTGTTATGAATCTTGCAGTACCTAAACCAAAGGTAAGAGCCATCTTAGATTTAGATGGGTCAGGGTCATAGATGTATTCATCTATTAATAGTTCAGAATGCTCTGTAAGTCTTACAGTTGAATCATCAAGAAATGTAATAGCCATACGACCATTACTGGTTATAGCTTCATCATTACTTTGTATGCCTAGATTTAATTGAGCATTAAGTGGTTGATCTCTAACAATTTGTGCAGAACCATTTAGTTCTGATATATCACCAATATCAGCAACCTGTTGCTGTTCCCCCATCATTTTGAGTGATACAAATATTAGAGTTAGAAGTAGTAGTTTCAATTTTTAACCAATCCCTTGCAAGTGTTGATGATTGTATGATGTTAAATGTATTACTGCTT